AATTTCACCCTTGCCAATCAAAACAACTGACTTGTAACCATCAAGACTTGTTTTAACGAGGGTTCCATTATTGAGTTCTTCCACTGGAACATATTGTTCAAGACCGTCTACTTGGCAGAGAATCTTGGAGCCCTCTAAGAAACATGGGGCTGTTGGGTATAAATAGTAAAAATCGGTTGTAAAATTTCCACTGAGATTGTCACCAGTTGTATATACAATATTTTGTGGTGAAGGACCTGTGCTATTTGATGCAAGTCTCCAATGAGTATATCCACCTACCAATCCTGGACTTGGAATAGTATAACTTCCATAGTTTGCTATTTGGTTTGTGTTTGCCAAGGCATCGCCTTCACTTGGATAAAAAAACATTACAGATATTCCAACCTGTTGTGCAAATTCATTCATAGGGCCGAGCAAAAGACGGGGGACAGTATCTGTATGTTGTGTTTCGTGGGAAAGTCCTTCATTGAATACAAATCCAGTATTTGCTTCAATGGGATAGGATTGAGAATCTACGATGAGTTCACCAGGGGAGTTATTGAGATATAGTAAATACGTATTTTCAAACTGCGAAGCGCCAACATCCACGTGTGGCGTAGTATCACCTTTGATCCATCGCATGGGGATTGTGGTAACGCTGGAAAGATCCAATCCAAATCGTGATTGTAAAGCGGCACGAATCGAATCGGTTATGGCGACTGAAAAGTAGACTATTCCAGCTGGACGGGATTCCAACTTTGCCTTTGCGGCTACAACCTCGGGAAGTTTATGTAAATACTGAATTTCTTCATTGGAAAGCACATTTGTATAGATGGATGCCATTCTATTGTATCGATCTATAAATAGTTATAAAATATTTCTCACGCGTTAAGCAGACGCCACTTGAGAAGGACGTGGTTCTGCCAACGCAGACGCCACTTGTGAAGGACGTGGTTCTGCTAAAGCAGACGCCACTTGTATTCCCAAATGTTCCCATGCGATTGGAATACGATAACTACACAATGTTTGACCACCTCCAGTAGAAGGTTGTTTACTGAGTGCCTCGATTGCTCTTGTAAGTTTTTCTTCAGAGAGTTTCGCTTGAAGAAGTGAATCCAACATATAATGAACAACTTCTTGCCAACGAAGATTTCGTTGAAGGCAGAAATATACCCAATCACGAATCTCTTGGATACGTTGAAGTGTCATAGGGGCTCGAGACCAGTTCCCAATTAATGTATGAAAATAGGATCCCCAATCCATACAATCAGGACCGTAGGTTTGACGAAGTTTTTGAAGTGTCATATCACGACCTGCGACAGGAATTTCCACAAACCAGTCGGTAAGTTCATAAGGAAGAGGAAGTTCAGAGGAACACCAAATAACCAAGGAGCCTTCATGTTGTTCAAGAGCCATTTGGAGTTGAAGAACACTATCATGACTCAAGAGATGAGCATGGTAAAATACAACAATTCGTTTAACAGATTGCTTCTTCTTTCCAACGGCGACTTCTGTTCCATATCCAAGACGTTCCAAGAGTGAGGCAATGTAATTCTTGTCTTGCATGGACATACGTGCGATATCAAATCCGAGATGGACAAGACTTGTTTCGTAGGGGATTCCTTCACTTTGCGCAGGAGTTTCCATTTCATCTTGTTGGGCATCCGTTTGTTCGGATTCACGTTGGAGCCGTTTATTTGTTTCGGTAGACCAGATTGATTTTTTGATTTGAAAATGAACACCACGGCTCTGTGCGACATGGGTAAGAGCTTTATGAATTTGTGTTTGTTTGCCAACTCCACGTTGGCCAATCCATGATAAATGTAAATCGTCCATACTTCTATGTAGATGTTACTGGTGGGTTTAGACCTGAATAGCATCCAAAGCCTTTGTTTCGAATACCAATAATGAGTGAATTGAATAAAATAGAACAAGAACCTGGATGGGCAGAAATATTTCTTCCCATTCAAGCATTTGATATATCCAATATTCAAACCCAAGAGCCGAAAAAACATAGTGGGATAGGCGTTCCTGCGTATGTAGCCAATCGCCATTTAGCACAAATGTCCTATCATACATCTCTTCTCCATCTTCCATGCGTATCAGTATTCACACCCTTTTGTAAAGTTGCCGCATGGGATTCCACTACGGGTCGATTGGATCTTGATATAGAAGACCAACCTATGATGATTACAAAACTGAATGCCCTTCAAGAGACAATTATACAAACCCTTTTGAAACAATCAAAATGGCTTCCGAGTCATCAACGATCGCGGCATGTGATTGAGCAAACCTTTCATAAATTGCTTCGGGGAACGACATTTACAGTGTATGTTCATGGACCAAATCCAGAGGGATGTCAAACAGGTCGTGTGTGGATGTGGAAAACGGGTTCGTGGCAAAAGGGTGTGACGCAAGCAAGTTTTCGGAAGGGGCAACAAATCCGTTTGGGGATCCGATTTCAGGGAATTTGTTTTCTACCAAGTTCCAATGGTGGAGAAGTGTATACACGTCTTCAACATCAAGTAATATCTGTTATTCATAAACTATCGTAACCCTACACCTTTACAATTTGAAGAGAGGCGGCGGCAGTTGCGTATAAACTCAAGAAGAGATTGATAAATGTCATAATTAATAAGAATGGTGTAAGATAGTTAATGTTTGCCATGAAATATACATAGGCAGCTGCGGCAAAGACACCAATTAAGATTCCTGTTACACCACCGACAATCGCAAGGTTCTTACGAATTTCGGCGGCGTTGTCCTTGTCTTGTGTGAGGACACCAAGCCATACAAGAATACCAATAATACCTCCTACACCTAATCCCATCATAATCCATGCGGCGATATCTGCTCCAGTTGCCATAGGAAAGTCTCTACTTAGACATTGTTACGAAGTTTGCGGACGGATTCGCGGATGGGACCAAGACCTTGTTCACATGTAAGTGCCCAGTCTGGCATGGTAAATACAATGAATAAGACAAATAAGAGGATTACAAGGCAAAGAGCTGGGAAGATGATTCTCCAGAAAATTGTAGTATCGACCATTTTGGATCGGGCGTTCTGTTCAGCCATTCTACCGTGGATAGCTTAATCTAAGAAATCCACTTCTGCTGTCCAGAGCAATAATGATAAGATAATCCCAAGACGTATCCCTGTAAGGGATATGCTACGTGATTGATATCATTAAGCACTGGACTGTACCGTTGCGGACAAACACAAAATGAACGATTCCATCAGGAAATGCCCCGTCGCGGTGGTAGAAACAAAACACGACGAGCCCCTCCAACTCCGGGACCGAAACAATGTTCTCCACTCGCTTCGACCCGACGAAATGGAACAAGTTGTTTGCCCAAAAAAGTGTTGGAGAAACTATCAACAAGAAAACAGTCGTATGGTGGATCAACAGAGGCACCCTTAACTGAGCATCATCTTGTGGAAACCCTCGCAAAAGAACTTGGATGTTCTGCGTCCGATGGACGATGTTTGATAGAAAAATCTCTCTTGACCCATCGTGAAAAGAAGGCACTTTTGGAAACCTATTTTCGACCTGCGATGCCAGACGAATGGAAGGCAGATCCAGATATGTGGCTCAACAGTGATGATATATCGAATGTAATGAAACAATATGAACAAGCTTATCCAGAATTCAAGTTCTTAGGGGTGGTTCCAATTGATTTTAGTGCACCCGATCCATATCGGAAGGATGTGAAGAAATGTATGAATGATCAATTCTGCCATGTTGATTTAGCGGAAGAACGACAAAAGGGTCGTAAGATTCTCGGGGCAGTTTTCAACTTGGATCCACATTACAAGGGTGGAAGTCATTGGGTTGGATTGGCCGTTGATTTATCACGTAATTGTGTGTATTACTTTGATTCGTATGGAATGGCACCACCCCCTCAAGTGGCACGATTCATGCGCTATTTAACATTACAAGAACCCAAACTCAATTTACAAAGCAATGGACGACGATTCCAGTATTCTGATTCAGAATGTGGAATGTATTCTATGTATTTCTTAATTCGTATGATCGCAGGAGAATCCTTTCGAAAATTTTGTAAGAAGCGAATTGCCGATAAATACATGTTGGAATTTCGAAAGGTATTATTTGATCCAAAGGCGTAGACTATGCGTGCCAGCCTAAATTAAGACTTCACGAAACACAAGTAGGAAGCGTAGGCATGCAAAGAGGACCAAATGGAGCACCAGCCTCGGAAGCACAGTTTTTTAGTGAACAAAATGAAACCAATTTGTTCAGTATGCTACAACAAGATATTCAAGATCGTCAAGGGGCGATGCTTGATTCCAAGCAACAAAACCGTTTAGCACGCACATTGGAACACTATATGCGTGAAGTATGGGATACTAATGGACCCATGCCCATGACATTTTTAAATCGTGAATCATTATCCTCTACAACAAAAGATTTTGGGGCATATCTCCGACGTGGAGATCTTGGAATGACTCTTGCAAACAGTGAACGAGTTGTATCAGATCCTGCCAATCAACCACGAATGGAAGCTGTTCAACAACGGCTCGCCTTACAACAAGGAGCAGCAGTTCCACCACGCCCGACATTTGAATCCAATCTTCTTATGGATACTGGCACACGATTTGAACAAATGCAACAAGACCGAAATCCAATTGTGAATGGTCGTCCTGCCCCACCCAATTTCCAAGTGAGTCTTACAGCCTCTGGTGATGAACCAAGTGCCTTATCATTGTATGAACGTGCCAAACAAATGCGTGACACTGAAGTGGCACGTCAACAATTACAAGCACAACAACAACAAAAAGCACAACAACAATCTCTTGCAATCATACCAACCACTGTCATTGGTTCTATGCCAACAGATGTGAACCCTCTTGTTCGTTTTATGAGTCCACCCTCTGTTCAAAATGATGCGCAATCGAATCCAACCATCGCACAACCGATTGCCGCAATTGCCCCCCAACCTCGTGGATCTCTCCCACAAGATTTCTTAATCAAGCAAGATGATATTATCAATTATAAGGAAATTGAACATAACTTGATTGTATACAGTGCCGATCGTGATTGGTTGAATAACTCACGTGAAAATCGATATAATTTTACAGTGAACTTTGACCCAGGAAATACGAAACAAGGTTTCTATCCCAGTCCAACATCCACAAAGAAATTCAAGAATATTAGTCGTATTGAACTTGTCAAGGCAATCTTGCCTTCAGAAGGTCTCACAACACTTGTTCAATATACGGGTAGTAGTTTTAATACAAATCCCAAGTTGAATGTATTGTCATTTCCATATATTAATGTTCATATCAGTGAATTGGATTCCAACAATTATGGAACAGACAATCATTTAGATAATGCGTTTGGTGTATTACAATATGATGCAAACTGGTATACGGATACAAACAATCTTACAGATGGTTATTTTGGAATGATCCCCAAGTTTATGAAATGTCAGAAGGTGTATCAACCAACCCCACTTGCCACACTTCAGAAGCTTTCGATTGAACTTCAACGCCCGGATGGAACCAGTTTGAGCGATACAGCTGATACAGTAGTCATTCAAAATATCTATTTTGGAGATAATGTTCCCGCAGGTTCCGTGTATGCTGGAAACTATGCCACTGCGAATTACATTATTATTCAAACCACTACATTTTTCAATAAATGGGGATTTACCGAAGGAAATACAGTTCAACTCAAGGGACTTGATGCCACACAAATTAATACATATGCGACTGTTACACCTCAAGCCAATGATTTCGTAGCATGGCTCACACAGGAACAGGGACATATTCTTGTTGGAATTGGGAATACAACCACCCAAACAGACGATGGTAACGCAGTAGGATATGGAAACTTATTGATTTTGCGTAATCGATTCCAAGATCCTACAACAGGTTCTGTAGCACTCTTTCCATTTGGCAATGCCGCAAACAACTCCGCACTTGGAACTGCTTTGTATAATTCTGGAACAACCGCAGTTACAACCTTTACTGGTGCGAAGGCAATCAATTTGACACATCAAGTCAATCTTGTCTTTCGTATTATTACACGCGAAATGGATGCTGCTACACGTGTCCGCCCGGATAATTTATAAACTGATACGCATTATAATGTATGTGTATGGTTGTATTGAATGAACTCAAAACCCTTCATAGTAATAGATGGAGGGACTTCTACCTCTTGCTGTTCTGATAGGAGCGAG